CACACCAGCCACATCCTGCGTCTGAGCGATGAAGCCAACGCGCAGATCGCGGCGGAAAGCCTGAGCGTAGTTGTTCAGGCGCGTCCGGTTGGTCACCGGGTTGGACGCGCTGGACACGGTCACGTCAGTGCCGTCGACAACACCCTGCAACTGCGGAGCCTGATAGTTATCGACCAGCCAGGAGAACTGCATATTCCCCAAGTCCTTGCCCTTCGGGGCCATGGACACGAGCGGGGTCGACTTCTGGTCGACGATGGCGATGTAGTCCGCCAGATCCTCACGGGCGGCGGACGTAGAAGCGAGCGGCACAGAGCCGCCCTGATTGGGTTGAAGCAGAGGCATAACTAGAACTGTTTTAGTACTTGAGCCAATTCCGAGACACTTCCAGATCGCAAGAACTTCGCTTTTGCCGCATCACGCTGGGCGGTAGCAGGATCCTTCTTCACCGGGACAGCAGTAGGACGCCCGGGCTGATTCGGAGCCTTCTTAACCGCGGCAACAGCCTTCGGCTTCGATGACTCACGCTCCATCCGCAAACGTCGACCCTCAAGGAAGTCTCCCACCAGCACCTGGTACTCCGGCAAGGCAGCAATCTGCGGCAACTGCCGCAATACCTGCTGCGCCTCGGTGTACTGGGCGCTGCTACGATCCTTCCAGAACGGATACAACTGCTCCGCAATCGGCTTGATCTGCTTGTAGTTCTGCAGGAAGCGAGCGCGGTTTGGGATATGCAGGTCGAGCGCATCTTCGACACGCCGTTTGATCGACTTGATATCCTCCGAGCTGTACTCCTTGCCTTCCACTTCGCAGCCGTCCGAATTGTCCTCGCACCACCGCTTCAGATTCCGGGCCTTGGTCCACTCGTCATTGAGCTTTCCATCGTCCCATACGTCCGCGAACGGATCTTGCGAGGCCGGTGAAGCAGGAACAGGCCTTTCGGTCTGCACTTGCTCCAGCTTTGACTTGGCATCGTTCAATTCCCGCTCCAGCGCCTCGGCCTTTTCCATCGCCTCTTTCTTCTGGCGAGTGAGCTTGTCGATACGCTTGCGGAAACCCAACGACTCGTCGTCGTTCTTGTCTTCAGAAAGAACCTCGTCAGGCGACTCGGCCTGATCATCCGTTTGTTCTGCGGTCGGCTCCGCATCCTCGGCCTGATCGTCCGCACTCGCGGCATCCGGCTCCGGCTGTTCGACTTCCGCTTTCGGTTTTTCTTCCGCCCCGCTGAATCTTTCCTTCAGCACCTTCGCCAACGCCGCTTCATCGAACTCAAGCGGATTGATCCGGGGTTGTTCCGTGTTTTTAGTGGGGGTCGCTTCCCCAGTGTTCTGGTTATCCATGCGCTTTAGACCCTGCAAGGCGGGTATGTTTCACCAGGGTTGAACGCCAACCCAGAAGCGTTGTGCAAGTGAGATCACAGGAGTGACAAATGTCAACCATTCTCACTCTTCAGCGTATTGATGTACGTTTGAAGGTCTTTCAATGAAGCAGCACGGCCGCAGTTGTATGCACGGCCGTTCTGTTCTAGGTCAGGCAGCATGGCTGCAAGCAATTCGCTGTCGAGTTGAGCGGCAATTACCTGCTCAATAGCCTTTAGAAGCGGGTTTTCCTCTCCAGCAGAGCGGAAAATCTCGTTCAGTTTCTCGTCTGAATAGCTCATTGCTGCACTCCTAGACGTCCGGTTACCGCATTTTGCTGCTGTTGAACGCTAAACTGCAGGTTTTCGATGTACTTCTGCAGGTTAGCTTGGAAAAGCGGGTCCTGCTGCAGTTGCGCCTGATATTTCGGGTTGCTTTGCAGCACTTGCTGGCTGAATTGCAGCCGCATAGGCGCTGTAGGATCGTTCTCGCGCAGCGTAGGAGGATTCCCAAGGCTCATCAGCGCGATCTCATCGTTCGTTTCCTTGAACATTTTCTGAGCAGCCGGTCCCTGAGCCATCACCAGCTCGGTAGCAAGCATCGGATCAATAGCCCGAAGAGCCACAGAGATCAATTTGGCGCGATCAATGACGCCAGCAGTGTCCAAAGGCAACACCAACGTCGAGATAGCCTTCAGTTTCTCTGTAACCAAGTCGGTCGACAGCTCTCGCACGTCGAACTTCAGCGTGCAATCGAACTCCTGCACGTTCTCGGGAATCTGAGTGGTCGAAGCCGTGATCCGCATGATCTCCGCAGGTCCGACGTACTGCAGTACCAGCGACAACGTCTGCCGGAAGGCCTCGGTCCAACCGTGCAGCCAGTTGTTGATGATGCGCTGCTGACGCATCTGGGTGACCGCAGGAGCCACTTTCTCGGTAGGACGACCAAAGTACCTATCGGTCTGTGCCATCACCTCGTTGATGAGCGTGAAGGCCACTCCAGGCTCACGCGCAGGAGGCTGCATGAAGCCAATCTCACCGCGGCGAAGCACCGGGATCTGGATCGCAGGCCCGATCTTCAGGTTTCCACCACGGGTCTTTGGAACCTCAATCGGAGGCAGCGTAGCCAACGACGTGTAGTCGAAGATCGAGTCGCGCTGAGCCTTCACCTCATGCTGCCAGGTCGACGCAACCTCGGGCACGCCACGCGATTCCACGATCTTCCGGTGGATCAGCTCAGAACGCCACACCACGAACGGGTACTGGCCGTGGTTGTAGTCGAGCAGTTCGAAGTAGCCCCACTTGTCACCAACCTGCGGACAGAAGACGGTGTAGTACACGCCAGGAACACCATCTTCGTCGACCGACTTCTGATAGGCGTAGACAATCTCGATCAGGTTCGACCTATCCAGCAACGCATTGTTCGACAGGCCCAGCGTGTAGGTGTAGTCCGCATAGTTGCTGAAGCGCCCCATCGTGTTGATGGCTTCCTGCGCCCACTCGGCATCCCACTCGTCCGTTTCGACTTTCTGCAGCACCTGAGTCTCCGTCATGTAGAACCGACGGAAGACAACACGCGCCGACTGGATGTCAGTCGTCTCAGGAGGGAACGCCAGCTCGTCATAAGGCGCCAAAGCCGCAATCATCGGCTTGTTGGTGACCATCGTCGGCACCGGGAAGTCGCACTCGCCTTCGTCGCGCAGCTCGCGGATAGCCTTCAGCGCCCGACGCTTCTTCAGATTCGGGAAGGCAGCCAGCAACAACTCCGCGGACTGATCATCGGCCTCTGGATTGGCAATGAGGTTGGGAAGATCGGCCAGAACCGATCCTTGAGGCGATTGGGCAGCCAAGGCCACAACCTGATCCATCGTCAGATACTGCTCCTTTTGACCAAGCTCCTGCTGCCAGGTGACGTGCACTCCGGTCCAGCCATACGTCCATAGGTACTGCGACAACAACTCAACCTCACGGGTCAGGTCGTTGTACATCTTCGCATTGACCGCCCAGTCCATCAGGTTGTGCGCAGTAGCAGCCTGATCAAGCTGGCTGACGTTCGTAGGCGATACTCGGAGCATCGAGCGCCAGAATGCAGTCGAGCACAGGTCGACCAAGCCATTCACCACTTCGTCAGCCAGTGGAATCCGGGTGTCGCTGGCGCCATCCCAAGGGAACGCCGGGTTGGTACGCGATCCATCGTTCCATTTCTTGCCGTCATCGGTCTGCCCAGGCCACCTGCAGTAGCGCACATTCTCGACCTTCTGCACCCGGCTTCCAATGCCGTACTCCGTAGCCGATCTCCGCAGCTCATCGACCAACGCTCCGATGTCGGGTGAAGTCCCGACCTTAGCCATTAGATCGGTAGCCGTATTGTATGAATCGCCTTGCATATCGTTGAACTCTAGTATCCACCGCCGCCACGGCTATCAAAGCCCCCATCTCCCACAAAGGCAAGGCCCGAGACCAACAACATACCAAGGCAATCAATCGGATCCTTGGTCGCACCCTTCTGACCATCGCGTCCGGTATGTTCCGACAACGCATAGATCAGGTTCGTGCAGTCGTTCACAACGTACAATTGTGGCTCGTTGATCGACGTCAGTTCCTGCGTAGCATCGTAGGAGAGCTGCGAGTTGATCGCAGACGTCCGCTGGTCCACAGGCACTCCAGGAGCCGGTATGAAGGCCATGCCATCATCAGTCGGATCTTCAGATTCGGCCAACAGATCAATCAGCGTAGTGCCTCCAGCCTCCGATAAAGCTGGCGATCCACCCGCTTTCGGGTCGATCAACCGCATCACCGGCTCGCCATATCCCAGGTCGGCCTCAATCTGCCGAAACAGCTTCCGGTACTCCGAGATCGACCGCCCAGCCTCCAGCGTCTGAGCAGGCCCAGGCTTTCCGTCAGCCTTCTCCGAAGGCAGCACCCACTCGCCATAGTTGGAGAAGTCAGGGAACTCACTAACCACCACACGCTTTCCATCCTCATACACCAGCATCCACAAGGCGTACCAGTTACGCGCACCC